GTACAATAACGGTTGTGGTTGTTCCAGTCGTAATACCAACTACTCTATTAGAAGCCTTAGTAAGACCAATAGTTGCTGATTGATTCGCTGGAATATAATAATCGGTTACTGTTGCTGCTGATCCCGTACCAATAGCAACGTGAGCAGCTGCGCCAACGGCAACTATCCTTAATACATTGGATTGAACTGAAAATGCTGAGGATGTGGATGCAGCACCTGCAGAAAATGCAAATGAAGCTCCAGCACCAACTGGTCTATGAGCCATTATTTTTATAGTACACTTTTAGTTATTTATTATTCTTAGTCTTCCACATAAATGAATGAAGCACTAGCAGCGGTAATATTGCTGGTAGAGGTAATTACTGCAGTTAAAAAACTGTTTGGTGGAATATGTATTCCCATATCAATTAAATTGACATCAATTGTGTCGCCGTTAGATACGTGAAAAGCAGCAATAGCGGGTGTTGATTGTGCTGCTAGTGCAAATAATCCTGTGCTATCTTGTGTTGCATATAAAGATGCATTAAATTCTGTTTGTGTAGTCCATCTCAAATAGTTTGTAAGTATTGGATTATAAAACATACGAATAATCGCAGGGTCACCACTTGTATTAACTGAAGCAGTAAGTCTCGAAATAATGAGGTCTCTAGTATTAATTTTATTTTGATAAATCAATTTATTCTTAAGAGATACTAGATGATATAAAGAACCAGGAGCATTCATAGTATCAGTTCTTGTTGCGGTTACTGAAAATGGAAGGCGAGTTCTTTCAACTATTCCCTCAATTGCCCCAAGGAAAGAAGCACCTCTACAAGTAACAACTCCAACAGCATTATTCAAATTTGCTGCTATATATCCAACTTTCATTGATGGATTATCTAAATGCGGAGTTTCGTTTCTATTTGAATAATGTTCATGATGAAAAAAGAACATGTCTCCATTACGGGGATTTTCCATAGCATATCTAATTTCACCAACACCCAACCAACGGAAGTTGATTTGATATACGTTTAACTTGGATGGATCTACAGTAATTCCAGATGTACCAGTTCCATCAAGTTTATCTAAATTAAAGTCTTCTTGAAATGTCCAATATTCCGTTTGTGTTGCTCCTTGTTGAAGATGAGAATTTGTAAATGAAATGGCAGCATTACTGGTAATATTAAACGTTCCAGTTTGATTTCCAAGAGATGTTGCTAAAAATCTTAGTCTACTCTGATCGTATTCTGCTAGATATAGTGCTTCAAAAAGTGCCTGCCCCCTTAATCCTTGCACCAGTTGAGATAAGTTACCAGCAAGTGTTCCTGAGTTTAAAGTTACTGCTGAGAAAGTAGTACCATTCAGAGTAACCGTTACATTTCCATTTGCTAAAGTGGTAAAGTCAAATCCATGAATATGTGCTTTGCCACCATTAGCACGAAGAACACCAAATTTTCCATTTGTATGAGCATATCCAATCTGAATAGCATTTTCTTGATTAAATAATCCTGCTCTTTGAGTAAAACCTACAGGATTATTGGAAAATGATGCAGTAAATCTAGCAACTGCACCTTGTCCGGGACGATATCTAAGAAAATTAGTGCTTCTAATAACCCCGTAGGAATTTGCACTCGAACCAGCACCTACAATAAATCTTGATCCATTATCAGTAGCAATTCCAGTTGCACTGAATGTATATGTTTCAAATTCTCTTGGATTTAATCCATAAACTGCATCGCCCTGAACTTTTGGTGTTAACGGGATAGCAAGATTTTCTCCAAATGCAGATTTAGAACAAGCACTCTCATTTAAAATATTTCCATATTCATCCGCACGCAAATAAACTTCGTGAAGTGTTCGTTCTTGATTTAAATAATCCTGTATAGATTTATTCCACTGAGCCATTATTAATCAATCCATTCCAACTTTGAAGGGTGGTATCTTTGTGTATTTTTGATGTTAATATTTTTTTCCATTACTGGATAAATTTGGTGAACAACTGCTCCTGGATATTCATTTTGTAGTTGTTCACCAAGTTCCTGTTTAGATGGAACACCAGTTTTGGTTGTTAGTTCCATCCTGTAAAGACTACCATTCCACAAAACATCTGCAGAATATTCTTCTCCAACTTGCTGTGGTTCTGGTTGAGAATTAATATAAAGATTTCCGTTGAAGTCTCCGGAAATATTTACTGATTCTGAGATGAATTGTCTGAAAGATTTCATTCTTCCTCTTCGGTTTCGCTATTGAACATTGAAACTGCTACTGTAGGACGGAACTCATCGATTTTTTCTGCAGATTTTGTAAAAAGAAGTTCTTTAATCTTGTCACTAATCTGCGAAGGAGATTCGTCAGCAGCAATCATATCTAAAAGGTCATCCATTTTTTAATACCTAATAATATTTTTCTTTATTTATATCTCGCCGCCCTTGGGCATTTCTGCAATTTTTCCATCTGCCTCAGTAGAAGCACCTTGAGAATCTAAATTTGGTTCCATAACTGGTTGACCTAGATCCATAGAAGCAGTTCCTGGTTCAATCGGCATACCTGTTGTGGGATCTACAGGAATACTTGGATCTGGAATAATACCGTCTTTAATTTCTTTCTTGATAATCTTATCTTGTTCGATTATTTCCTCGTCAGTTTGGCGAAGAATCTTACGTCTCACATAATCTTGAGAGAAATATTTCCCAATATATGGCTCGGCAACTTGAACCATATTCAGTCTTTCGTTCAAAAGTTCTGCATCTTTAAGTTCTGCAAAATGATTATCATACAAGAAATCATACTGAATATGCTCTTGCATAATGTCCCAGTCTGATGGAGTTATGATATTTTTAAGAATCAGTTGAGTCTTAAGCATATCATGGAACATATAAGAGAATCTCTTTCTTAAGCGAGCAACAAATTTGCTGAATTTAACTTCATCTCTTAAAATTTCAGAAGAACGACCAAGGTTGAATCCCCCTTCTCCGTCCATTCTTGAAGGTGGAACATTCAGTGAACGGAAAAGTTTTTTCTTAAAATATTCAATATCTGTGATTTCTCCAAGATTTTGTCCACCAGGAAGTGTTGAGATTTCAGTTCCTCTACCACCCTCTCTTCTTGGCAGCCAGAAATCTTCAAGCATTGCCATAAACTTTTTATCGTCACGGATTTCTCCAGTGTTTGCGTCATACACAAGTTTGTTGCGATAACGCATCATAACATCGCGAAGATATTGTTCTGCTTTTACTTTTGGAAGATTACCTACATCAATGTAAAAGATTCTACGCTCTGGAGCACGAGATAGTCTATAGATAACAAGACTGTCTTCAATCATTCGAAGTTGATTAAGAGACTTGATTGCTTTATGAAGATATGAAAGAGTTGATCCCTTGTTTCTATCAACAAGTCCAGAAGTACAATATGTAACAGAATCCCTAGACATTTTAATACCAGCGGATCCACCCATAGATGATGGACTTCCTGCCGGATAAGTTGCCTTTGGATTGTAAATAAAATATTCCTCGATTTGAGGAAATTCATAATCCATAGGATTATCCGCATTCACGTTTGCGATCCTATATCTGTCTTTATCACTTTTCTTTTGTTGCCTTACATATCGCATTTTCATTGGATCTATGTAACGCAACTCTTGAATTCCTTCGTGTGGATTCTTGAGATCGATTACCTTATGATAATAAATTCTTCCATCAATATACCAATTCCTATAGATTTCATGAGATTTTTTATCAAAATCCAGAAGGGAAAGAATGTATTTAAATTCTTGTCTAATTTTTTTCTTAATACCGTCGCTGGCATTTAGATTTGAAAGTTCAATTTCTACCGGAGTGTCATTCGTATCCGACACGATTGCTTCATTTACAATATCTTCAATGGCACTATCACATTCTGGGTGAAGTGCCATTTCACGATATCTTTTGATTAGATCAAATTCTGTTCTATAGACTCCCTCGATATCAACATATGAACCAAAAAAACCACTACTCAAATAATGGTCAGTCGAGTCCTCATTATTTGGAGGAACGGGACTGACCGTAGTTGGAGATAGTGGTTCGTTATCCTCAATAGAGAATCCAAATAGTCTTGCCATAATTTATATTTGATTAGTCTTTATTCTAATATTTATCAACTAATCAAAGTGTTGGTTGCGTCGTTCTTAGTTGCACCTTTTCCTGCAGTCCAGTATTGAACTTGGAATTCAACAGTATATTCTTCGATAGTATCTGAAGAATCATATGAAAGATCAATTGCTCCGACGTTTGTTGGGAAAATGCTATGGAACTTATATGTTCTCAATGGAGTAATATTAGTTTCCAAAGTTGCATCGTTTCCGCCATTATTTGTGGTAGAGAATCTACCTTTGTCATAACCTCTTCCAAGTTGATGAACGTATGCATCAGTCATGTACGAAGCTGGATTAGTAGCACCACTATTGTTATCCAGTTTACTGATGTTATTCATCCAAAGTTCAAATGCAGATCTCAGTTTGAAATCTTCGTCGTTGATAATAGTGATAGTCCAAGTGTCAAAAGTTCTGTCTCCAGCAACCTTTAAAATACGTCCTCTAAATGGAACATCGATTGGGGCAACGTTTGACGCGGGAAGTGCTGCTGCCTTACATAAAAACTTGAAGGTGTCAATTTCTTGACCAGCTCCTGCTTTCCATAGACTGGTGATTGGTGCGGGGAAAGATGGAATTTCAACTTCAAATAAATTAGGTCTTGCACCACCACCAGCAAGTCTTTCTTTAAATCCTGTGATCGTTCTGAGACTAGACATTTTAGTTCCTCCTTATGTGGTTAATTGCGAAATTAATTAAACTCTACCTGCTACTTCTTCAAAACTAATGCCTGTTCGAGTAGCAACGAACGTTAGAGTTACATAGTTAATAGATTTGGTTGGTTTCAGGAAAATGTCAGCTCTAAATTCATTATTATCAATTACATCAGGAGTGTTATTAGTCTCGTCACAAATCACGAGGAAGTCATAGAGACCTCTCTTTGCTTGAACATCTCTTAAGTATGGTTCAACGATATTTACAAAGTTTGCTCTTGTAATTTGATCGTTGAGTTCAAAGAGTTGTGCCTGGGATGCCTTTTCAAGTGCCTGCTCAATAGTCAAGAATAGGCGACGAACATTGATTCGATCAAACGCTGACGCATATCCTAGAGCAGTCTTATCTCCAAATAGATAGATTCCAATTCCAGGTTGACTAATAATGGCATTAACTCTTGAAGTATAGAGAAGATCTCTTTGATCCTTGGCAGGATTGTATGCAAGTTTAATAGCATTATTGAGAACGCCTCTCTGCTGACCTGCAGGAGAATACCAAGGATAAGAATTAACATTTGTTCTCATCATCAGACCTGCAATGTCAGCATTGCAAGGAATGTATCTAAACAGATTATTAAATCTATCGTAAGTATACTTATAACCACTGTCAAAGACTGCATAAGAAGAGGAAGATAATGCACTAAAGAATCTAATTACATTATTTGTCTGTGTTGTTGTGTTAGTAAGATCAACAACATTTGCTCTGTGTGGGGAAATGACCGCAATACAATCTCTTCTTCCTTCAGCAAGAGAAATCAATTTATTTGCTTTTGCTTGAGAATCTGCTTCGTTTGTAAGTCCTGGTCCATTAATTAGGAAATCAACTGCAACTCTGTCTTTGTTGGAGAAGAGTTCGTATGCAGTAACAAGACTACCAAGAGACGCAGACATTCCACCATTTGCGGAGTAATCAACTCCTCCTCCAAAATTATAGGAAACGTTTCCGATAGCACTAAATGTTACGCCTTGAGCTGCTTGTCCCCACTGTCCTTGACTCAAAGTATATGGAGTAAATCCATTTGAGAATCCAGTAGCAACTGGATTTGATCCCCATTGAGAATCTCTTGCTAGGGAAGGATTGTATCCTGCGTAAATATATTGCGAGAAGTTGGCAAGATAATTCTTATACCAAATCTTCTGGGGTGAATTTACCGAGGAAACAGAATCAGTTGCTTTAGAAACACTGATATGCTTCTCGAGAATGTTTCCTTGAATTCCTGTAATGGATCCACTATCGTCAACAATAACGATGTGCATAGCGTCATTCTTTCCATTTCTTTGAGTGGAATAGTTATTCGACGCTGGTTTTGGTGCGATAGATTTCCAATAGATAATTGAATTGGTCAGTCCCAGGGTTTGTTGGTCGTACCAATCAACTACTGATGCTGCGGATGCAGTAGAACCAGTGTTGATTCCGGAATTGTTTACAAAATAAAGGGTATCTGATACTTCAAATGATTGGATTGAATTTCCCTGAGCATATGTAACTGGAGTTTCAGTTCCTGCTGCAGAAACTCTAGAAAGTACTTTAATATCAATTGTACTATTAGAGTTTGTAGCATCTGTAGTAATGCCAGTGATAATACCTTTCAGATAACCATTAAACACAGAAGTTGTTCCAGCTCCAGGTAGAACAACGTTAGTAATTGCAGTAGTCACACCGTAACCAATTACTGCTCCTAATGCACCTGGATTGGTTGTGGTTACTCCGATTCTTTGGTCTGCTAAATCGTCAATTGTACAAACCTTTAAATTATTTGCCCAACTTCCTGGAGTTTTTGCTGCATATGTAAAGTTGGTTGCGTCAATGAAACTAGAGTTGTAGTTGTCATAATTTTTAATCTTCAATGAAGTTGTGGAAGCAATTCCAACACCAGCGTTTGCATTATTGAGAGTGCTGCCATCGGTTCTTACAACCTTTAGAATTCCACCATATGAAAGATATGATGAAGCACTCATCCAATATTCATACTGGGCATCAGTTGAGATTGGTTTTCCAAAATTATTAATTAAGTCTTGCTCTGTGCTGATGTCAATAATTTCTTCTACTGGTCCTATCGCGAAAGGTCCTGCGATAGCACCGATATTATCCAGTACATTCTCAGCTCTCCCAACTGTTAAATCTACTTCCCTTGTAAGTACACCGGGAGATAATTGAGGAGTCGCCATGTTTTTCTCCGTAAATCTCAGTTTATCTAAAAAATATTTATTAAAAACTTACTTTTCACGGGGGAAACGTGAGGTGAACTACCAGTCTGGATACTCCCAATAAAAATCTGATCTATTTCTTTTTCTATTCCTCAATATCCTATCTACGGTACACCCCTTACATTCATAAGAATATGAAGATGCTACAGGTCCTCTGTTCTTTCTAGTTCTGTAAAAATCGTCTACCAAATTTTTTATTTCACCACAAGATCTACATTTCCTATCCGCTAATAATAAGTGACCAAGTTTTAATTGTTTGTCTATATCTAGATCCATTACATATATTCCCACATGTAAGAACGATCGCCATATTCATCGACATACCACCTATCACCTTCAGTATCAACAAAACTGGCATTGCCGTCTAATCCATCAGAAATAAATCCAAAAGGTGACATGTCTTGTTCTATCTGATTTTTTTGCTCTTCATATAATCTCTTCCTTACATCTTGATCGGTAAGTTCTTTAAAATAATCTTGAGCGACTAACCATGCGTATATTACCAAACACATTGCTAGGTCATCATTGCAACCTTCTTCTGCCTCAAATGAGTTGTGCTTTTGAATGAATGTTGTAAGTTCTGAAATTATTTCATAATCATTGAGAAAAAGTTTACTTTCCTCAATCATTGTCTTGAGATTCAAGCATCCAACTTTTTTGACTGTTTTAGACATCTTAACGCCAAGTTGTGTTTTCTTTCCAGAAAATCCTTGACCAACAATCTGACCAGCCCTACCTCGCATAGAGCACATTAGTAGATTGGTGTACTCTAAATCATATTGCAAAATACTTGCAACTTGATCGCCAACGTCATTTACTTCACATAAAATATAAGCATTGTTATAAGCTGTTGCCGCTTCCTGAATTATGCTTGGAAATAGCATTGGCTTTATTTCATTGTTTCTATACTTTGCTACCACTTTATGTGGGAACTGGGTAATATCGACGACCACAAATGCAGAATAATCATTTCCAACGCCTCTAGCAACGTCTACAGTGATAAGATAATCATGATTCTCCTCTGGATCAACATAAACATCTAAACCCGCGCTACGGGTCTTAGGGGCGTCGTATACGAGGGTTCTGAGTTTGGATGGTGCAATGAGAGTATCAACAGAACCTAAGAATTCGCATTCGAACTCAACCTTGAACTGTTGGTCGGAAGTGTTTGCAATTGTTTGTTTTTTCCACTCCTCGTCTCTTCCTGGAACTTCACTCCAATGAACGTCTGTAAAGACATATTCATTTTTACCTTTTTCTGCATCGTGCCACATTCGGT